GTAGTTATCTCTGTTCCACGACCACCCTCTCTTCTAGGTAACCAAAAATCTTCTAACATCGACATGTGTTTACGATCATCTTTGATCTCACCTGTCTCTGCGTTATACACTAATTTATTTCTATATTTGTGCATAACATCGGCAAGGTATTGTTCTGCCTTTGCCTTTGGAAGGTTACCTACATCAATGTAGAATATCCTTCTCTCAGGAGCTCTTGATATTCTGTAAATAACAAGTGCATCCTCCATCATTGCTAACTGATTTGCAGTTTTCAATGCTTTGTGCAAGTATCCGATTACAACATTTCTACTGTAATCTAATAGTCCACTGGTAGTAAAACAGATTGCTTCGGGAGCAATCTTTACAACATTACCATCAGTTGCACTAGACTTATCGAATCCTTTATCATTGAACATGTAGAATTCTTCTATCTTCTCTACTCGTTCAATCTTAGTCTTCGGGTCTTTACCCTTTTCTATATTCCTGACCTTCTTGATCTTTAGTGGATCAATATTTCTTAGATCAACAATACCTAACTTTGGTCGTTTGCTATCAACGACCTTATGGAAGTAAATTCTTCCATCTACATACCACTTTCTGAATATTTCATGAGAGTTCTGATTGAACTTCATTAAGGATAAGATGTGAGCAAACTCGTCTTGCATCTTGTTCTTGATGCTGTCCGAGAGTTTGACATCTCGGAGGTCGAGTGCAACAATCCTATCTGTAATATCAGAAGTAATACACTCATTGACTATATCTTCTATAGCCGAGTCACATTCAGGTACTAATGATGTTTCACGGTATCTTCGAATAAGTTCAGACTCATTCTTGATACCACCTTCCATATCGACATATGCACCATATGCTCCGCCAGATATGTATCCCGCCTGTTGTTGTATAACGGGGGTGCCATCATCGTCAACAGGAGGCACAAACGACTTTGCGTTTTGTGTCTCCTTGACTCTTAACTCGTCTTTCTTACGAGTTATTTCGAACCCGAATAATTCCATAATATTATTTATACCCCTATTCTAGAGGCTATTTCACTATTATTACTTGACTCTTTCCCAGTGAGAATATGTGAAGTCAACTGTGAATTCCTCCAATGCATCTACTGTTTCGTAATTTAATTCGATAGCAGCAATGTTCTTTGGAAACATGTTGAAGAACTCATATCTCGCAAGGACAGCGTCGTCTTTACCTAATTGTTCGACAAAGGCTCTTGATAATAGGTAGTCATTAGATGCCATACCTACACCTGAATCAAGTTCCTGAATGTCTTGTTGCCATGCTTCTAGAGCAGACCTTGCAGAAAACTCACTATCGTTTATGATCGTCACTGACCAATCTTCGAATGTTCTATCTCCTGCTAACTTTAGGATGTGACCCCTAAAGTTTACTGGAATCTCACCTAGGGTAGCAGCGGGAATTGCAGCTCCTTTACAAAGGAACTCAATACGGTTTCCACTTCTAGGAATGAAGACTCTGAATCGGTTAGGTCTTGGGCCACCACCAATCAGTTGTGCTTTAAATTCGTCTATTGTTGCCATTCTTTACTCCTTAAACTGCTCCGTAGATTTCTTCAAACTCAACCCCTGACCTTGCAGCCACGAAGTTAAGAGTGATAAAGTTAATACTTCTAGCAGGTTTCACGAATATTGAACAAACAAATTCGTTTCTGTCGATGACTGAATCAGTATTATTAGTTTCATCACATAATACTGAGAAGTCTACTAGACCCCTTCTGTTCTTAACATCTCTTAGGAAAGGTTCTACTGCAGCTCTAAATTGTGCTCTAGTGAATGCATCATTGAATTCAAAGAGTTGTGATTTAGCTGCAACTGCAATTGCCTTTTCTAATACGATGAATAACCTTCTGACATTGATTCTATCGAATGCAGATGGTGTACTTAGTGCAGTTTTATCACCGAAAAGAACTGTTCCTTGGCCTGGGAAGGTTACGATAGGATTAATTCTTGCTTGATAAAGATCGTCTCTTGATCCTTGTGATGGGTTGAAAGCAAGTTTTGTAATTCCTAGGTATTGTCCTCTTGAGAATCCTGCTGGTGAGAACCATGGGTCTCTCAATAAGTCTGACCTTGCCATGATACCTGCTGTATGACCGTTGCCGGGCACCCAACAGTATTTGTCGTTGTATCTGTCGTATTGGTATACCCAACCTGAATCTAGAACTGCATAAGAACTTGATGTTACTGACGCGTAGTCTGCAATAACATTTGAACTTTGAGTTGACTCAGAAGCAACATTAACAACTGATGCTCTCCTTGGAGAAGCAATTACCATACAGTCTTTACGATTTTCTGCGACTTGGATTAATTGATTTACGATTGAATTGTGGTCTGCAAGAATGTCACCATTTGAAGTTCTAGTTGAACCTACGATTAAGAATGATACATCTTGAGTTTCTGCGTCACCGAAGTTATCCACATATCCAGCATATTTAACTGCTGGTGATGGTAAACCTCCATCAGCTCCGTCTGCAAGTGAACTACTAATTGGTGCAGAAGGTCTACCGAATGCAGTAGAACCTGATAATGCATGAGTGTGAACACTGTTTGCAGCTGGGTGAGTTGATGTACTGTGACCAGTCCACCATATCCAATCTGATTGATTGTTGATTACATTTTTGTAGTAATTTGAAGCACCTTCTGCGTTCTTCGCGTCTGATGCACATGAAACAAATCCGTAAGTTTCTAGGACTTCGTGTTGTTTTCCTGAGATAACTCCGTCTTCGTCTACAACTACTACATGAATTTCGTCTGCACTACCTGAAGCTGCAGTTGCAGATGCAGATGTGCCTGGAGCTTTATCAAATTGATTATAAAACTCCCAATATCTGTGAACTTGTGTTGAGTTAGCAACTGTGCTAACTAGACCAGTTCCAGCTGGTTGATTGAGGGCTTCTACGGTAATTGTTCCTGTTGCTGTTGCAGTAACACGATACTCTTGAGGATCGGTTCCGAACCTAACAATATCCCTGATTTGGAATCCTGCTTCAGATGTAACTGAAATTACTGTTTGACCAGCAGCTTCTTCTGCATCTAGAGTAGTCACATTGTCATTGAAATATGCATCAGGAGATGCACAAACACTAACTTTTAGTGAGTTTCCAATTGCGCCTGGATATTTTGCAGCCCACTGACCTATTGTACCAGCTGCACCACCGTCTTCAAAACCTGACTGGTATGCATCTAGATTCTTAATGCTTGCATCAGTGTCACCACCGTTGTTTGCATTATAGGCTGTTGAACTTGCAACACGAACAACTTTTAATGATGAACCATATCTTAAGAAAGCCTCTGCAGAATAGAAATCCTCCGCACCTGCGTCTGTATCGGCAGGTGTGTAGAAATGATCTACTAAACCTTTGCTATCTGAAACTGATACTACTTCATCAACAGGGCCCCATCTAAATGAACCTGCGAATGCTCCTACTGTAGAAGATACTGCAGGCACAACATTTGTCAAGTCAACTTCTTTGACTTGTACGCCTGGTGATACTTGAAATGCCATATTTTTCTCCTGTTAATGTAAAAAGTTGTTTACTGTTTTATTTATAACTTTATAGTTTCTAAAGAACTACCATTTTACTTCATTACCCATCTCTTTTGAGTACCAGCGAGTTCCCTCACTGTCTACAAAGGTAGAATCTTCGGGTTTTACCTCTCCAAAGACCCCTGCTGGGAGTATATCGTCTTCGATCATCTTTTGTTGTTCTGCATATAACAAGTCTTTCACTTGTTTATCAGTTAGATGATAGAAGTATTCTGTGGTTATAAACCAACTGAATAATACTAAATTCATTACCATGTCATCATGATATCCTCTGTCAGCCTCATATGAGTTACCTTTAGTGACAAAGGTCATCAATTCTGTTATTGTTGCACGATCTACAAGATGTAATCGTTTTTCTTCTAACAATTCTTTGAGTGTAGAACATCCTACCCGTTTAATCTTTTTATTAACGGTTACTCCAATATCCTCTGCTTTTAATTGTCCTTGTACAAAGACATTTGGATATTCAATATCATAGTGCAACTGAGTTGCAACCATTCCACCCTCTGCATTATTTTCTATAATTACTAATGCTTCGTTGTAAGCTCGTACATACTTATTTATAATATCGGGAAACAGCATAGGACTTATCATACTGTCACGATATGTTGCAACCTGTTCGAAAGGTTGTGTTGATACATCAAATACTGTGAATGTAGAGAAGTCCATACCTCTACCTTTTGCAACATCAACCGTACAGATGTAATCATGTCCCTCTTTGGGTTTCTTATATATGTTGACACCATCCCTGTTCCATTCAGGTTCCCATGCTTTCATACCTAACAAGGTGTCTGAGTTAATTAATGTGTTACCAGTACCTAAGAATGAGTTACCATACTCTTGTTCAAACTGGGCCTCTGAGGTGTTTGCTATGGTCATCTCCTTCCATTCTTCATCTCGGCCCGGCACATCGTACCAGTTTATTATAAAGTGCTTGTATTCTGACTGTTCATGTACTGCAGACTCGTATATTCTATGGAACATATTACCTACACCGTTTGCAGTTGAGGTTATAATAACCTTCGAATCTTTACCTGATGTGATAACGGGATATGTTGCAGTATAGAATGTATCTGCATCATCTACAAATGCAAACTCATCGAGATATAGTAGGTTGATCGACATACCACGAATCGAACTTGAAGAAGTTGCAGCTGCAACTACTTTTGAATCGTTTGAAAATTCTATTGATCCTTTGTTAAGAATCTTAACGCCTGGTTGTAAAAAGAATGGTACAGACTCTAACATGGTTACGATTCTTGCAATCATCTCCCTTGCAATTGCACCTTTGTTAGCAAGAACAGCTACAGTTACTTCGGGATGAAATAATAGATACCATAGTAAGTATGCACATGATGTGATTGACTTACCACTCTGTCTTGATGCAAGAACTATATTAAATCTGTTCTTATTGTAAAACTCTATCAGGTTTTCTTGATACCCACGAAGTTGGAAAGGAACCATACCCTCATCTAGGGATATGATCTGAGTATAATTTTCGATGAAATGAACTGGGTCTTTAGAACACTTTAAGTATTCATTCAGTTCTTCCTCGGTATACTGTGTCTCGACACCAGCTCTCTTGATGAGAGTGTTACCAAGATATCCTTCGTTTACTGGTTTAACCATAAATTTTCTGGCGGTGTCCAAGACCCCGTGTATTCATACCTATTTGGATACGGATCATATGCACAATCTTTTTCCAATGTCAAAATTGTACTTGGAAACTCAGTGTAAATATCTTGTATCATATCGTGTTGAGTTTTTAATCGTTGATAACTTGCATTTAAAAGATCATCGTCAATATCGTATCCATCTAATCGTGTTGTCCTAGCTCTTGATGATGCAAGTGAATTTGGTCTAGGCCCATCTGATGTCATTGAAATTGCATAACTAACAACTTGTTCTAAAGTGTTTTCTCTTTGTAAATAAAAGATTACATCGGCAAACTCAATTACCTGTCTATGATCTCCGCCTGGCCATTGTATAGGATGAAATTTACCTACAATGTCATTTGTTTTTGTCAACCAATTATTGACCTTTGTGGTTCTATCCTCGTAGAAGTCACATGATATTTCTCCTAAACCTTCACAAGCTCCTGACTTGTTGTTTACAATCTTTTCATGTAAGTACCAACTACCAACTCTAAAATTACTAATTATTAATCTTCTCATACATAGTTCTCCATCCAACCTAATCGGATTAATTCTTTGAATGCTCTATCATGTTTATTTACATAATCGATCATTCCCTCTTGTTCTTCTCCATCACCATCCATATACTCCTGTGGAAATACTCTACCATTGACTTCTAACATATTTGTTTTGTTTATCAATGCATCTATCTCAGGTATACCTTTGTGTAGATATATGTCTGCTTCAGGCCACTTACCCATTTTGAAAAAATCATGATGTATAATATCCCAATGTGGGTACATACCCTTCGTATATACACAAGCCCATTGGTTTTTATCTATACTAATGCATTTTTCAGCACCGTAATATTCTGCAAGATGAAGTAGAACACCTGTCCCACCTCCTAGATCACATACAGTTTTACCAGCTGCATGTTCCCTTAACCAGTTTTCATATGGATTGTAATCCTCTACATTATCAATATCTTTCCAGTAATCAGTTTGATGACGGGTCAGATGTCCCAAAGCAAGTAACCAAAAAGCTTCACCTTCTTTTACTTCGGGTATAGGTAACGGTTTATATTCTTCAATTGTTTCGAACATCTTTTTTAGACTCCTTTTTCAGGAACTTTTGCAACTCACTTGTTGAACCTACATACAAATGATTATGTTGTGTCCTGACTGAACTATCCTCCTTCTCTAGGTCTTTTAACTTCTTCTGTATATCTATCAACTTTTCTGCAGTCTCAGATACAGTTTTAATTAATTGACCAGCAACCTCATATGCTCTAGGGTGTTCGGTTTCTTTGGAAAGTTCTAGTATGCCATCTATTGCATCTTGTCCTCTCTCAACGAGGTCATATAAATTCTCACGGGCATACCTGTAGTCTGTTTCGATATTCTTGTCCCTATCAGGAACTTTAACTAATTTAGTTTCTTGTTTGATATCACTATTGATATCTAGAAGATTATCTAATTTTTGATCTATCTCTTTTGTCATAACTAAGCATCACCAGCGAGGTCTTCTGAATATGTAGTACCCCCACCTTCATCATAAAAAGTTACCGTTTCTGCAACTACAAATGAATCTGATGGATCAACTGAACCAACAAATTTCAATGTAGTATTTGCATTTATTGTGATTGCATTATTCAATACTATTGATAACTTATCACTTGCAATACTCTCAACGGTAGGATTCGTTGCTAAATTGGTTCCGAATACTTCGTCACCAACACTTATCTTACTATTTATTGCAGTTGCAAAGGTCACTCCTTGTGAATTAGAAACTGCATTTGCAACTTCACCGAAAGCTGGTTCATAGTGTTTAACCTCTTTAACCAATCCTGAATTGTTAATTTGAGTTGTGGTAAACCCAGCTTTTAGATCAGTATTGATATAATCTCTTTCGATAACATTCTTAATAACCTCTCCAGTATAAACAGGGCCAAAGAAGTATGTCTTCATAGTAAATTCTAATGTGTATTCTATAACTCTTCTTT